GTGGGCCAGTTCCTCGGTCAATCGACTATGATGCTCGGCTTTTCAATCAATAATCAGATGCGTACCGAGTACATTGTCGGCGATAGAGAGAATATCTCTATCGACGTCACTGAACATCCGGATCCGCTTTTTGATTATCGTGGTGCTTCCCATAGCGCCACAGTTAACCGGGTACGTGCACTTCCGCCCGTCCCGCTAGTGTTTAAGCCTTTTAAAGGTTTTTCCACTACCCGTGGTGCGACAGCAGCCGCTCTATTGGCGCAGTTCCTTCCGCATCATTAAACAAGTCCATGGTATTACTACCGTGGCATACCGGAGACAGACCCTATGTCTGCCATTGCCGATATCGTTGTGAAGAAAGCCGACAACACGACGTCCTTGACGTTCAGTGCAATCGCCGGCTCCGGTGGTGACACCAGCCCTGCCGTCTGGCGTTCGAACAGCGCCGGGGGGACACCTGGGCAACAGCCCACGGTTTCCGTGAAGACTCAGTGGAACGGACCGAAAACGGTCCGCCGCCTCCAAGTCGACGCGGTTTTTCCCCAGGTGTATACGGACGCCAACACGGGTCTCACGCAGGTGAGGGATCGTGCAACACTTTCGGCCACTTTCCAGTGCCCGACGGTGATGACGGTCGCCTACCTCCAGGAGTTCGCCGCTCAGATCACGAACTTGATGGCTTCCCAGCTCATCAAGGACTCGATCTCCGCCGGCTACGCTCCGACCTGATATTTTCTCAGGTCTGCGGTTCGTGTCGGATGAATACCGACTCGATTTTGTGAGACATCTGGCTTCACAAGCCAGTTCACCCTAAGGTGACCGTGTGACACGCCTCCATTCGACATGCGTCGATGAAGGGATCCTTCAATTACTTGAGGATCTCGCCACTCCCGTATCTGTTAAAGTAGCAATACTCTACCGATATGGTGAGTGGGATCAACTCGCAGCGATGCGCGTTGATCCCTCGCACTATGCTTCTAGTGAGACTTACTGGGCTGACGCCCAGGCTGTCGCACTCTTGAAGAAGAATCGCGATCTCCCGACCTCCTTTGACAAAGGAGCTCGAGCGCTCGACCTTTTTCTTCAATGCGAAAGACAGTGCTTTCGCTCCAATCTTCGTTTGGCCCCTTACGTTGGTCCTGGTTTGACCCAGGACACCGATAATGGCGTGCTCTCATTTTTCTTGAGAGCTCGGAAAACCATTTCGAAGATTTTGGGTCCCCTACCTTCCTTCGATGAACTCGATGGGCGGTTCGGCCCGGGAGCGACTTATGGCGACAAGGGTGCTGGAGTTACCATCCCGCACAAAATGACTTCCAGACCTACTATCACCCTTGATTCTCTCTGCTTTCTGCCCCTATGGGCGAAAACGCTTTGGGCTCGCGCCCTGAGCGAGGATCATGGTACGATAGCCTTAACAAAAGGTAATCGGTACTCTCACGTCCCAAAGGACGCAGAAAAGGACCGGTGCATCGCGATCGAACCTTCGATCAACGTGTATTACCAATTGCTAGTCGGGCGTCTCCTCCGGGAACGCTTGAAGGCTGTCAAGATCGATCTTGACCGCGGACAAGATATTCACAGAATCTTCGCCTGTGAGGCCTCCGTCAGAGGTCATCTTGCAACCGTCGATCTGTCGAACGCTAGTGATACCATTTGCTACAATTTGGTGAAATTGTTGCTCCCACCCGCGTGGTTCGATGTTTTGCATCGATTACGCAGCCCAATGACTCAACTCGAGTCTGGTAAGTGGGTTTACCTTGAGAAATTTTCTTCAATGGGTAATGGTTTCACCTTCGAACTCGAGACGCTGGTCTTTCTAGCCCTTGTCTGGAGTATTGATCCGTCGCTTAAACCAGGCAAAGATTTGCTTGTCTACGGCGACGATATCATTCTTCCAGTGAGGCTCGAGCGAGAAGTTCTTGCTGTTTTCTCTTTCTGCGGTCTGGAGCTGAATCCTCGTAAGAGTTTCTTTTCCGGACCGTTTCGAGAGTCCTGCGGGGGCGACTACTTTAACGGAGTGGACGTACGTCCGCACTATTTAAAGGAGTTCCCCCATGAGCCGCAGGAAATCATCGTTCTCTGTAACGGCCTCCGAAGATCCTGTAAAGGTTTCTTCTGGCGCTGGTACCAAGTACGACGAGCGTGGACTAAGATCGTTAACACGATCCCCGTGGATATACGTAATTGCCGAGGTCCTTCGGATCTTGGTGATTGCGTTATCCACGACTCCCCCGAAAGGTGGAGCGTCCGCGTCCAAAACAGCAGACGCTACTTCCGAACGTACTCACCGGTCTCGTTTAGACGAGTAAGGTGGTCGCGTTTTCGGAATAGCGTGGTGTTCGCAGCAGG